AACGGACATAGTAAACTCCGAAGTTAATTTCTTTCCTATATCTTATTTATCCTTCTGCTTTCTTTTGCTGCTTCAGTAATTTTGATAGTTCAGCAGTTGACCCAACAAATAGTGCATTGGTTACATTTTGTGGACCAACAGATTTCTTTGGATTTTCAATCTCATTGACCTTTTTCTGCAAGTCAATTAGTTTATCAGTAACATCACCGACAGATTTGATTAGTTGACCAGCAACTTCATAAGCACGTGGGTGATCTGATTGTTGTGCCAAATCCAAAGCACCCTGAACTGCTTCTTGACCTTTCATGATTAATGTGTAGAGTTGTGCCCTACTATAATCATAATCATCTTTAATATCGTTATTATTTTTTGGTGGCTCTGTAATTTCTGTGGGAGTTGCTTCTTTTACAATCTCACTAGAAACTTCAAAGACCTCATCCAATCCATCAAACTGGTTCATCTTGACCTGTGACTGGGTTCCATGTTCTTCCATCTGTAAACTCCTCAAATAATTCATTGAATCCAAAATCATCATTCCAATCTGCAGTCTCAGGATCTGGTTCTACAGAATAACGCAACTCACGTGCTGCAGTAGTCTCCATCGTTGAATATGTATCAACGATAGCCTTTCTGATTTCCTTGCCACTGTTATCTGTGACTGGACCATAAATGTAGGTTTTAGCTGTAAATGATAATGTATAAATTAAAGTTCTTCTCTCCTCAAACTCACCCTCATAATCATCTTGATATGACACATCATTAAGTGTTACTGGGAAATCTTTCTTCTCTCCAATTTCTGGAAGAACATTAACTGTTATGGAGTAAAAGGGTTGGAAATATGGTAATATTTGTTCAACAATTTGTAAACCATCATCTTGATTTTTAGTTATGATTGAAAGTGTAAAACCAACGTTGTATGGAACTGGCATATATGTAGTTTTCCCATCTGCACCTCTAACAGTTTGTGTTGGAGAAACCTTACGGGTTGCATCATACGAAATTGACGACATTTCGAAAGCAATTCGAGGTAAAGTGATGGCAGCACTTTTCTTACTGTCCTCTAAGTTTCCAATCTGACGTAGACGAGCTAACCATTTCTGCTGACTACCATATGCCAGAGGAACTTTCATTGCCTCAATGACAGAACCATTCTTCCTTCTAATTTCAATGTTATTGAAAAGAGTACCGAATGCGATAACTGTCTTTCTAAAAATTTCGTTATATGTGTAAGTTCCTAACATTATACGTTGCTCCCAAAATTACCAACTTCACCAAATGGATTGTGCTCAGTGAAATCCAAAAGAATGTTCCCCTGATCTTCATAATATTTATTCTCATCATAATTGCTATTCATATTATCAAGTGTATTCGTGTATGCTACATTCCAAGATGCAGATGAAGTTTGACCAGTGATGACTTCTTGTGGTGCAAATTTACCAGTTCTGTTATAGATGACAAGTTTTCTTGTTGTTGGATTCCAAGATCTAACTTGTGCTGTAATACCAGATGTTGCACCAGTAACGACTTCATCCACAACAAATGATCCAGTGCCACCAACGTTCAATGTTACTTCCACCGCAGTTGAAAGTGTTGTTTCGATATTATCAATATCTGCAATACCAGTATCGAGTTTTTCATCACTATATTCGAAGATTTCTGTCTTTAGATTCCAGACAAAATTCTTTCCAAACTGATAAAATGGTGATTCATATTCAACAAAATTAATTTGAAATAGTTTCTTTGCCAGTGGAAACCAAATTAGATCACCTTCATTTGGTCTACCTTCAACAATTAATGTTGCGTTATCATCGACTGCCTCGGTAAATCTTTTTCTAGAAATAACAAATTCCATTTGATCAGTAATTCTCAAACCAAATTTACTGTACAGTTCTCCATCACCACCGAATCCAGTTGTGTCGGCAATATATGCTTCTATTGCAAATGCTCCAGTGAATCTAGAAAGAGTATCTTCACGAAATACTTGATCTTCTTTATACAATGTCCTTGGCAGATAATATACATCTCTACCAAACATTTTAATTTGTTCGATGACAAGACTCTCATGGAGATCTTGCTCACCAGTAATTGAATAGGAAAAGTAAGGATTAGTTGCCATATTATCCGATCATGTCCATTGGTGGGAGTTCATATGTAGTTCTTAATTCATCATCTAACTTATGAAGTTCATCAATAGCATTATTGTAAATTGCATCACCATTCATGGTAATACCACCAGGTAACTGAACATTTTGATATTTTGTCAAATTTGTACCCCAGTACTTTTTGATCATAGATGTAGCATAATCTTTAACCCAAAGTTCATTGTAAATTTTCGTATATGCTACTGGATCTGTTGCACGAAGACACTCAAACACCATATAATCTCCATCGTGTACATCTGCACCCCAATCCATATCAATATACAAACGATTACCTGCTCTATTGTAACGAATTGGTTTAAAATGCTCTAGCATGAAATCGATCATGCTTAGATGCTGTTGGATCATATAATAATGATAGAACTGAGTAGAAGTAAAATCATATAAGTCATTTAGACGAATTTGATAACGAATATCAAACATATTCGCAGTTCCTTTGTCTGTGAAACCAAAAATGTTATCCACAGAAATTACCCAATCTGGAACGATTAGATAATTTTGCATTTCCGAATATGTAAATCCACCTACCGTACCAACAGTTGTGTTCGACTTTGCTGCATCAATTTCAGCTTGAGTAAACTGATGCTTTAGATAAACTCTCTCAACACCATCAAAATGAAACTCATTGAATTTTTGAAGAGTGTAATCAATAGCATCGTCAATCTGATCATCAGATACATTGACCTCTAATACTGGCTTCCCTAATTTACGAAGGCAGTATTCTTTAAGTGTTGCTTTTGAAGTTGGTTTTGCCATGGGTTATTAGAGTGGTAGGTAACGGATTGAAACATTATTTGTTCCACCTGCAGGAGCAGTATTGAATTTAACAACTGGTGAGAATGTTGCAGTTGTAGTAGTACTATTGACAGATGCTACTGTAAAAGTAATATTTTCTGCCGAAGAACTTCCTCCAACCAAAAGACCACTGATGGTAATTGTGTTACCAACCGCATAATTAGTACCACCATTATTTACTGTAACTCCAGTGATCTGACCAGAACCACCTCTAGTTACATTGAAAGTTGCTCCAGTTCCAGATCCGTTAGTTGTTGAAGCAACTCCAGTATAAGTTTGATTTGCTGCTCCAACAACTGCAACACCAACTGGAGTTCCAATCGTTGAAATTTCTGCTCTTCTCAAATATGTTAGGTTATTTGCAGAAAGTGTAATTGTTGTTCCTGAAATATTGGTGATTGTTGCGTTTGCAGCAATTCCAGCACCAGAAACTGGTTGTCCAACTACTAAACCAGTTGAAGATGAAACAGTAACAGTATTCTCTCCACGATGACCACTTACTCCAGATAGCACAGTCTCATCAGCATAAGTATAATCAACTGTTGGTGTGGAAATTAATCCATCCACAATTACGAGTAAGTTATCTACTGAACGACCACTATTTGCCAAGAAAGCCGTTTTACTTCCGTCACCATTTGCTGGTACGTTACTGTATGTTAATTCATTTCTAGAAATATTAATAGCATTTCCAGCATCATTATATGTGACAGTTACTCCAGAATGTGATGCATTTGTAACAAGGGCAGCAGCTGCTGCATCCTGTGCTCTTTCTTCTGTGAAGTAAAGATTTGTCCCCTCAGTTAGATTGGTTGTTGACTTACCACTAAATGCAGTGTCAAATCTTGCTTGAGTATAGTATAGGTTCGTTCCTTCGGTTAGGTTTGTAGTGGTCTTTCCACCAAATGCTGTATCAAATCTTGCTTGGGTGTAATATAGATTTGTTCCCTCAGAAATATCTGTAGTTGAAGCAGATGCTCCAATAGTTGCTCTACCTTTTGCATCAACTGTAATTTTTGTATAAGTTCCAGCAGTTACACCAGAATTTGCAAGAATAATAGGAATGACTACGTTTGCAGAACCATTGAAGTTTTGTGCTGTTCCAGTTGCGTCACCACTAATATTAAATGTTCTCGATGTTTGTAAAGTAGTTGCTGTAGAAGCATTACCAGTTAGTGCACCAACAACACCTCCGTTTGCAGTAATTGCTCCAGTGAATGTGGATGTACCTGTTACTGATAGAGTACCAGAAGTAGTTACATTGCCAGTTGTATCGGCAACAGTAAATGCTGTTCCATCAACACTAATACCACCATTTGCTGCTAATGAACCAGTCAAGGTAGTATTTCCAGTGACACTCAAAGTGCCAGCAATACTTGTATTTCCTGTTGTATCTGCAACAGTAAATGCTGTTCCATCGACACTAATACCACCATTTGCTGCCAATGAACCAATTAAAGTAGTTGATCCAGTGACAGATAAAGTAGATGATAGTGTTGTTGTTCCAGTTACACCAAATGTACCACCCACAGTAGCATTACTAGATACTCCTAAAGTTCCAGTGATAGATGCAGATGCCGTTGCTGGATTGAATACAAAAATATCTGCTGCAGAAGAATTTTTGATCGTCAGTGATCCAGCATTTAGTGTTACTGATGAACTGGTTGATAATGTATTAGTTAATGATACTGCACCATTGAATGTCGAAGTAGCAGTTACTGTTAAGGTATCTGAAGATGCATTACCTAAAGTTGTATTACCATTTGCAATTAAATTGCCAGAAAGTGTAGTAATTCCAGTGACACCCAGAGTTGATGATAAAGTAGTTGCTCCAGTTACTGCAAGAGTTCCACCAACTGAAGTATTGCTACCAACAAAAAGTTTCTTCGTAATTGCTACACCACCAGCAGTATAGATTGATGAGGTTTGATCTGTTGCTGAGGCAGCATCTGTAGAATTATTTTGCTTAATAATTCCAGAATAAGTTTGTGTGCCCTGATAATCAATACCACCCTGATAAACTGCAGCACCATAAACTTTAAGATCACCATTAACCACAAAGTTTTCACCAATATGAGCACCACCAGTAACTTGTAATGCACCTTCAAGTGCTGGGAGGCTATTGCCAGAAGGAATTGGTCTAGAAGTTGAATTTGTAATTGATGCAATTCCAGCAACACCCAGAGTTGATGATAAAGTAGTTGCTGCAGATACACCCAAAGTTCCTGCAATTGCTGTATTACCGTTTGAAGCAGTAACGACAAATCTATTAGAATTGACTGAAAGATCACCCGTGATACCAACAGTGCTTGAGAAAGTAGAAGCACCAGTGTGACCAGTTGTTCCAGTAAACGTAGTGTTACCAGTAACACCTAAAGTTCCAGCAATAGTAGTATTACCCGTTGCACCAGAAACAATAAACTTGTTTGTGTTTACGGTGATGTCATATGCACCTGGCATCGTTAGGCCAGTGATATTTACCAGTGCTCTGCTGGAGTTGATGACAGATGTATTATTAACTTTGTAATCCTTACCAGAAGCAGTATTCCAGTGCTCACTAGAAGTCCAGTTTGTATTTGTAGAATCCCAAATAATAGTTTTATCTGTTGCTCCACGAAGGGTTAATCCACCTCCATCAGCTGTGGCATTTGTTGGTGAAGCAACTGAACCCAACTCAATATTTTTGTCATCGATAGTCATCGTGACAGAATTTACTGTAGTTGTAGTTCCATTGACGGTCAAGTTACCAGTGACGGTAATGTTACCACCCACTGCAAGATTATTGGATCCTGAAATAGTAACAGGAGCATTGAATGTTGATGTAGCATTTACAGTTAGTGAGTCAGTAGATGCATCACCTAAAGTTGAGTTTGCATTTGCAATTAAATTGCCAGAAAGTGTAGTAACTCCAGTAACACCTAACGTTGATGAAAGGGTAGTTGCTCCACCAACTCTTAATTGTGAAGCAATTCCAGCACCACCCGAAACAACCAATGCTCCAGTATTTGTTGCTGAAGAATCGGTAGTATTTGAGATAGTTGCAATACCACTTACACCAAGAGTTGATGATAGAGTAGTTGCTCCCGTTACACCAAGAGTTCCAGTAAGTGTGCTATTACCACCAACTCTCAGTTGGTTGTTGATTGAAGCACCTCCAGCAGATACAACTAGAGCACCAGTTCCAAGTGCTGTAGAATCCGTTGCATTTGTGATGGTCGTCACACCAGCAATTGTTGCCCCCTGACCGACTCTAAGTTGCTTGGCAATACCAATACCACCTGATGTTACAATAGAGGCATTGGAGGTCGTTGTAGCATCTGTTGTGTTGGATACTGTGATGATACCAGCAGTATCAACATTACCTGTATTTGAAGCTACGTTAAATTTAAATGGTGAAATACCATCGTTGTCAACCGAGATACTACCTTTGAAAACAGTATTGCCACTGTAACTAACAGCACCATCTACATCAAACTGACCGTAGATTTTCAAATTACCACCAACTACAAGTCCGTTTGCAATTGAAGCACCACCATCAATCTTTAGAGCACCATAAGTTCCTAGGGATGCATATGCAGTTCCAGCAATTGCACCAGCAACATTAGTATTAGTTGTATTTTGAATATTAACTGTTGATGCTGATTGAGTGGTTAGATTTCCTGTAAGTGTAGTTGCATCTGTAACTGCTAATGTTCCAGTGATTGAAGTATTTCCAGATGATGTATCAACCTGGAATTTTGTAGCAGCAGATCCATTTTGAATTTTGAAATATTCAGTTGCAGCCGTATCTGAACCAACAATGGTTACGTTGTTGTTTAATGTTGCTGCACCAGTTAGAGTAAATGTACCTCCAACGTTCAAGTTCTGTGTAATACCAGTACCACCAGTAACTACCAGGGTGCCTGTTGAAGTGCTAGTTGATCCAACGTTACTACTGAGGGCAAGGTTGCCAGCAATAACACCAGCATCAGTACCAGAAAAGACTTCAGAATTATTTGTTGCATTGTAGAGGAAACGATAACCACCAGTGGTTCCTGCTAGGGTTGTGTATGAATCATCCCAACCATAGAAACCTAGTCTTGCTTGAGTGTCGTAGTATCTGAACTCAACACCACGATCCTTATTATCATCTGTGGTGGGAGCAGTATCACCACCAAGAGTTAGAATAACATCATCGATACTGATTGTAGTTGAATTAACAGTTGTGGTTGTTCCATCAACTTGTAAATTACCCTTAATCTGTAAAGTACCAGTATCGTCACCAACACCAGCAGGGTCAATTACTATGGTGGAATTAGTTGAACTGATGACATTATCTGCAAAATAGATATTCTCTACACGAACATCAGAATTTGTAGAGGATAGATAAACTTGCTCATCCGCAGTAATTTCAATCTTAGCCTCACCAGTTCCTGCATTGTTAGCAGTTAATCTTAAGAATCTATTGGATGCTGTATTTGCATCCATAAGAATTGTAAGAGAACCAGGACGATTGATTGTTTGAATCGATGTACTAGTTTTATCTAAGGTAATATCTGAAAAAATTGTTGCTGTAGTAGTATTGATATCTACATTATCGTCAGCAGCAAGGCACTTAAGTAAAGGACTACCACTAGTATTATTAACTGAGAGGTCATTAATGGTTGTGATGCCACGGTAACCAGTACTAGCAGTAAGTTCGTTGTCAAGTTCGTAAGCAGTGTAAGAATTTCCATCTGCAAAACGAATTTGATTATTTTGGAGTTGAGTATTATCTACACCAGCAGATGCAATAACTACATGACCGTTTGCGTCTACATCAAAATCTTCTTGGTCAAATGATGCCAGTCCCTTTTGTCTAGATGATACTGTACCTAGATATCTCCAACCAACTGTTCCATCTGAAGCATCCCCAGAAGTGTGAGTAGGAGCAGCAGCACCCGAAGTTCCAGCATTCAATGCCTGATATAGTTTTCCAGCATTGGTTACTTTGTCATATCTGGAATACGAAGTTGTAGTTGCCCATGCAGATGCGGTAGTTCCTTCTACTGCTGTTGCAATTGGAAAATCGGTAATACTATAAATTCTTCCCCAAATATCAACACCAATCCTAGTAGAATATACTGTCTGAGTTGCACCAGCAATTCCAGGAACGTTGAATAATTTTTGAGTTGCACCACTTCCAAAATAAACGGGAGAAGCAGCAGCAACTCCTGTTTCAGCAAGATCTAGGATTGGGTTACCAGCAACAGCATTACCATTAACGATAGTTAATCTACCAGTATCGGAAACGGAAATTGAACGGGTAACAATATTTCCTTCAGATGCCCTTGTTACAATACCTGGAGTTGTTAATGACGCAAATGCTGTTAGGTCAACGTCTAATGGTTGAGCATCAGTAATTCCATAACCAGCTAGTGAATTTGGTGTTGATGCTCCCTTAACACGACCTTGAGAATCGACTGTAACTTTTGTATAAGTTCCAGTTGCATTTTCATTTAATGGATCATAATGAGGTAATGCTGGAACAAATGATAGTTGAGCAACAAGACTTAAGTTTGAGGATCCATCAAACGTTGCGGCACCAACTAGGTCACCAGCAAGGCTAATTTGACGAGCATTCGCAAGACGAGTTGCAGTTGAAGCATTACCAATAAGTGTTGCAGTAATTGCACCTGCAGCAAAACCACCATCAGCATCTCTTTTTACCAGAGTATTTGCTGTATTGGTTTCTGCTTCAATTGGTCTTTCGTATTTTAACTGGTTCCATGAAGTAACACCATCACCAATCTTAATACGACCAGTATCAATTTCGATGCCAAGTTCACCTTGTGCTAAGGTTGGGTTAACGTTTGCCCACTGCTGAGCACCATCTCTTCGTAACTGGATCCTATTTGCCATTTGATATCAACCCGAAATAGTTAATTCTTCCCTAATTTATTTATATTAATAAAAAAAGGGTCTTACGACCCTTAACTATATTATTCTGATTTCTCTTGGGATTCTTCTACCTGCTCAACTTGCTCTTGAGGATGTAGGTATTGGATTGTCTCCATTGCACCCTGTAACTTTAATGCAGTTTGTTCATTTTCACGAATTTTTGCCGCAAGTTGCTGATTCTCTTGAATAATAGCATCATATCGAAGTTTGAATTGCTCAAGAAGAGTTTCTGGAGCAAGAGTTTCGGGCACGTCAACTGTCATGTTTTTCTCCTACTAACTGTAATAATAAATTTTTAATGGTGGACATATCGGATTTTAACTCAGAAACATCATTTTGTAAAGTGGAGATCAATTGTTCTTTTTGTTTTCTCTTCATAGCTGCTTCTACAGCATTTGTATATAGATCTTGATTTACATTCACAATGGCACCACTCCGAGAGTCTCTGTATAAATTGTCAAATCCCTGTACTCTTATATATGTAGGTTGTTGATCCATATTATAAATCTAGTAATGCGATTACACGGAAGTCCTTAATTACTGGGACATATGCTTGATTTTGGCTATTCATGATAATTTTGATTTGGAATGATGTGAAGTTCAGACTATTTACTGTGTAATCAAAGTCATGTAACTCAAATTTTTCAGTTTTTGCAATTGATGTATCCGATACACCTGTAGTATTAAAATACTCAAAACCAATTTCATCGACTGATAAAGTTGTTCCAACTGGCACTGCTTTATATAGAACTTTAATATCAGTATAAGGATGCAAGTTCGCACTAAACATAACTTTCAAACTATTAGCTGGATTTGCTAATTCAACAAATTTAGAAACATAGATTGCCTTGTTTCTGTCACCAGAAGACTTTCTAGAATCTGCAGTACTAATATCAATATTATTGATTCTATTAGTTGTTGTAATTAAACTTGTCCTATCCAAATCGATAACAGGAGAAATATTCTCGTTGTCACTTGTTATATTAACTTCATAAATCAATGACTTGGAACCATTGAGTTTGGTATCCTCATTGATCTTTGAGCAGATTATCTTTTGATTATTAATAATATTTGGTACGTTTGCAATGACATCTTCGTAAATACCATCATTTACAAATGATGTCTCTAACAATGTTTGACCATCATCATTAATGGAAGAACCAGAAACACAATTAAATCTATGTGTAATTTCTGTTTGTGGTAACTTCATCTGAGTGATTTGAGGTGTGAGGCACTCAAACGCAACATTTTGTGTTGCATACACTAGATCACCACCCGATACAATTCCATTGGTTGCAATAGAATCTGTTGTAATCTGATATGTGTCTAAGGTTGGATTAGAAATACCAGAGTGGTCAGTATTAATTTCAATTAGTGGAATTCCATCTAAATTATAACACTGAACTGCTTCATCTGTTGAATGTGCCTGAAGATTGGTTCCTCCAGCCGCACGACCACCAGATGGAATGGTAATGATCTTACCATCTGAACTAATATCAGTATATTTAATAATTTCAGATCCAATCTTAATATAACCTGGATTTGCAACATCCAGTGATAAACCATTAATTACGGTATGGAATGCACTTGCATCATTAACATGCAATTCAAAGTCTGATGTAACACCATCCGAAACTGTAATTCCATTTGTATGGAAAGCAGCATCAATTGCAGTGTCAGCAACTTCTGAAATAACACCAGAAATTCTGACATTATTTGCTGGATCGTGCATACCATGATTTTGGTGAACCACAGTAATACGGTTTGCTGTATTGTAGTATGCTGGAGTTAATGTGATATAACGGTTAATGTCATCTCCAGTTAGTGTAATTCCACCAGTAGCAATTACACCAGAACCAACAGTGGATCCACCAACTGTCATAGTTACAGTATCACCAACTGCAAATGTTCCAGTAACAGCCTTCACCGTGATAACTCTGGTCGATGAGTTCCAGTTTGTTACTGTTGCTTTTGCACCACCTGGGGTTGTGATGGATTGTCCAACTGTAAATGATCCAGTTACTCCAGAATTTAGTGTAATTGTCCCGAGAGATCTACTTGAAACAATTCTATAAACAGCCAATGCACCACCAGTTACACCAGTTCTAAATGTTCCAGAGATATCATCAATAATAATATAACCATTGTTACCTCCAGTTCCTTGAACAACTTGTCTAATAATTGCAGAAGGTGTTGGTGATGTATCAGTTAATGAAATCTCTGCACCAACAGTATATGAGATAGTTGGAGAATTTAGGGTTAGTTTTAATTGTGGTTTAGTTGTACTGATTGGGTTTGAGACTAAATTGTGAATTTGACCATTTCCAATTCCAAGTTGTGCATTATTGAATACAACTTTTCCATTAACACCAGTTACAAATTTTGCCTTATACATGCTAAACTTTAGATCTTCATATTGATCTGCGGTCCATGTAGTTGCGTTCTGTGATTTGAATAGAACACCAGCATAAGGTTGTTCGGAGATAGTTCTATCATTTGAAATATCATTCTCACCCATTCTGGAAATCCATACCTTATACTCATTAGAGTCGGTGAATAACACTAATGCATATTCTTGTGACTCTTGTAAATATACAGGTGCTGGGAATACAAATGTGGTTGGGATTGATGCGTTGTCAGATAGTTGAACATCTTTTGGTTGAACAGTTACATCCGAGAATGGAAGAATTTTTGTGGTTGGATAACCATTCTGCATTGTACGAATTTGTACGTTGATGGGAATTTTTTCATCCTTCGTTTTGAAGTAAACATCAACTTTAGTAATAAATGCCCCACCTTTGGAGTCCACTAAGAATGACTGTGCAAGAGGGTCCCACCAACCAACCTGTCTAGTCTCTGTTCTTGTGCTTCGTATTGTTTGGTTCTGGGTTACAGTATCACGAACAATATCTGCGTTTCTTACAGAAAGAATAGTTTCTTGTTGTGTTTCTAACACACCAGATGCTTCGTAAGTTGCTTCTGCTGATGAATCAACGTCTCCAAGAATTCTTGAGTCTGTTTTACTTGCAGTGAATCGTAAAATTCTTCTGCCAGTTCCCCATCTTGGATTTGCATCAATTGATGGTACTGGAATGAAGAATACTCCAGTTAAATTGCCACTCTGGTCGGAAATTAATCTCTTTTCCTTGACCACAGCACGGGCACCAGAAGTTTGTCCGATGAGAACTTCTCCTTGAATTGGGTTGCCATAATATGCACCATTTACTTGTGATGCCATTGATAGAGTATCAATGTTAATAACACCAGTTGTTGACGCATATGATCCAGGTAAAGATGTTCCATCATATGGACTAAATGTAAATCCATCGTTTGGTGATAATAATCTTAATCTCACACCACTGCTTTGTCCAATTACAGTCTCATTTACTTGGAATGGAATATTATTAGTCTTAGCATCTTCAGTTGAGTTTTTAATAACTTCAATAATCTTTGGTGTGCAATATGTTGCCACTGAACTAGTATCAAAGAATGGATACATTCTAGTTTTTGGCTTAAGTCTTTGAATTTTAAATTCAATATTTCTGGAACGAATCCATGGAATATTAGCACGTGCAATTACACTATCACCTAAACTCTGTCTATCAATACGTGGAACAACTTGAGTTCTTACACCTTGTCTGGTTTGATTTGTAGTAGTTGTGACATTTGTAGATTGTAAGACTCTACGTGGTGCTCCAAAGCAAAAACACGATTCTTGCCATGACCCACCCGAACTTCTGCTAGTTACACCACTCCATGTTGTTTGCCATGCACCCCACTGAATTGGTGCGAATCCACTTTGATCTGCACCAAATCTCTCAACAGTTGCGTTGAAGTCACCTTCTACGTTTACAATTCTTTGTGGTGCACGTTGTGTATCTACCCAATCATCCGATGATGGTGTTAGATCACATCTACCAATGAATGCAAATACGTTGAATGGGTTAACATTTTCAACTCTTGATGCATATGGTTGATTGATAAATCTCACAGATTCATATGGAAGTGTTACAATTGCATTATTAACACTCTTTACTGCATTTGATGTTGATGTTGAGTTGTACTCAAGTGGTACGTTTGATGTGTAGTGTGCTGGACGTAAGAATCCTGCCGTAAAATCCATCGAACACTCATAATCAGGGTGATTAGTTCCAGCAGCAGTAAGTGATGTGAAATCATCAACTAGGAACCCATTTTTAAATTTATCAAAACCATCAGCATCCTTAATTGATAATGTATTGGTTTCCATCTCCAATAAATTCAATGAAGTATAATATTCAACTTGATCAAGTCTCTTTTCAATTACACCAATATCTCTCATCGTGAAACGTCTATTGTTCTCACGTTTGATAATTACATTTTCTGGATTGTATCCATATGCTTCATGTGTTAATGTACCAAGTAGCATTGAATTGCTAATCTCATCTGGTGGAACAGGAGTTTCGTCGGACTTTCCTTTAATAATTTGGAATTCTCTTTGATCTGTTAAAAATACCTTATCAATTCTTGGTAGATAGAATTCATAGTCGCAACGGAAATCTGATTCTGGTTTTGGAATATCAGTAACAGTTGCATTATTAGATGCTCCACCAGATAAGAAACTTCTATCTTTAAAGTCTAGAGACGCACAGTTTACAAAATATGGATCAGATGTAGTTCCAGTTCCACTTAATACTGGAGTAACTGCTGCTCTAAAATCCAACACATCACGAAGTTGCTTATTTCCTAATGCTGGAATTTCCTCATAATCAACTCCAACATAGGATGAACCATTAAAGTAGTCTCCAGATGATTCGTGGGAGAATCTATCATAAACAACTAATATTTTTCTTAATGGTGCAGATGCATTTGGCAATCTAATGATTTTTGAAATATCATAGAAATATCCATTCTGGTTTGAATCTAGGTAGAAATTAGAAGTAATGTCCTTACTACCATTCCATACAGATCCTTCATTATCATCAATTAAACCTTCTACTAATTCATCATTTGTGTTTGTACCTGAAACAGTTTCTCCAGGTAGGAATCTATTGCTGTTCTTATATACAAATTCGCATCCTAGAGTTACACCTGAGAAATTAATAACTAATCCCTTTGCTCCAGATGTTTTTCCAGTAATTAATGTCCCCTTCTTAAAGAAGGTTGCATCCTGCATCATAATCTTAGGAACAGTTGGTAGTGAATCATTTGATGACTCATACACAGCATGTAGTTTGTAGCAGTCTGTTGCACCTAGTGCAATTTCATCATCTTGAATTCTAGTTCCGTAAATTGATCCATAGGACAAACCAAATTTAGTAACGTCTCCAGTGATAGCAGTTCTATCAACTTTCATTACGTTCATTTTTGTGGCAGTCTTAATCTTTTTCTCTACCTGGTTTTTTGAGATAGATGTAATCAATCTGACTGAAGTATATCCACTTAAGTTGCTTACGGTTAAAGATGTTCTTGGTGTACCTGAACTATTAAATGAAATTTTGTCTGAAATATCAATGATAGTACCTGCTGTTGGAGCAAGTGAAATTAGCATGTAATGATCTTTATCATATGCTAAGAATTGCTCATCAGATGGTAACGTAATCGTGAAATTATTAGATCCAGTAACCGTAATATTATCGAATGATCTAGCAACAATAACAGATTCATCTGATACTGCCTTAATAGAACTCTTCGGCATCTCAATTAATAGATCTGCCGTTTGTTTATCTTTGATTTGTGGTCTCTTTCTATAAAGTGTGTTATAAGTACCGTTTGATAGAGTGCCACCACTTTCCAATGTAATTGAAATTGCACTAGAAATTTTATTTACGATATTTCCAGAAGTGATATCAATTTTTTTAACTTGAGCATAATTACTTTCGGTAAAGTAAATCATATCACCAGGACGTAAATCTCTGGTAAAGTTGCTTAGAGTACCAGTGAGTGTTGTGCTGTTTACATTAAATGTACTTCCCGAAATTACTTTCTTTTCATCAAGAATTGCAGTTGCTTGGAATGTTACAACATCACTGCTGTTTCTACCGACGATTGCTTTTGCGTCAGAAAATTCATAACTAAATTGTGAACTTAATGTTCCTAGTTCTAGACCGTCTTTCTCAATAACTTCACCATCAATAAATTTACCATAGACTTGGTAAACTTTAACTAAAGAATTGGTTTGATCAGATTCAACAAATGCCTTTGCCTTAGATGTTCTACCACGAATTACATTACCTTGAACTAGGGTAACACTGTTTGATAGTTTAAACAGACTTAGTGGTTGAATATCAAATAGATATGCTTTATAAGTCGTAGATGCTGCTGTTACATCACTTCCATTATCATATTCAAATATAGCAGTTCTGGCATATCCAATAATATTTCCAGCAGTAGTTCCTGCAGAACCACGTTGATCTCTCAATTCTAATTTTTGATAGTTTGTTGTGATGCTGTTACCATTAATGATAGGAGAACCCCATACAGTATCAACTAGCAAATAGTTACCCATTTCAAATGGGATGATACTATTTTGTAGTGCTTTAGTATCTCTTGGTTTTACTAAATCAATATAAGATGGAGCAAGAGTCTCTACTTCAAAACCTTTCACATATGCTTTGCCTGGTCCAATTTCTACAGCATACTTATCTTCTGCTGGTGCATTTCCCTGTTGCGTTTTTGTACCTGCGGCATAAACACCATTATTGAGTCCGTCATCTAGTGATTCTCTTAATCTAATATCAAAATCTTTAACTGTATAATTTCCAGATTCATCATAAGTACGAACTGCCAGCATTTTTTCCAGTTCGGAATACTGAGTTCTTTCTACGAATTTTTCTACTTTAGAATTATTGAGTCTTAGTAGTTCAATAAAGTTTTTATCCGTATCATCATCAATAACTTTTTTGACAAGAGATGCTTTGATTCGGAATCTATGTCCACCTGGTGCAGCATAGTTTGAAGTTCCAGTTGCATTATCATTCAGTGATTCATCATCTTCAGGAGTGATAATTGATTCTGAAATTTCTAGACCAACACGATATGATGGATAGTTGCTGTATTGATCTAGAATAATTGTTTGCTCTAAAACATCAACAAAAAAACCACGGATGAAATAAACACCAGAATTGATTGTTGCTGTGGAACCAATTGCAATAGCATTTGTTGGTAGTAATTGTGCAAATGGTGTACCAATCTCAATTAGGTTTGTTCCAAATGTAATCTCTTTATCACAGACCAACTGTTCGTTATTTTGGAAAGTTCTAACAGTATTGTTATCCCCACCAGATTCAACATATTTCACATATAATGTAATATAACCCTTTTCTGAATCTGATGCAGATAGAGTATAAATTACCTTTGCTTTGACACCAGTTGTTAGACCAGTAATAATTGTACCTACAAGACTTTCACGATATAGGTCAACGGAAGTACCTAAAAAGTTAGCTTGTAGCAGTACTGCCTGGGAATTGGTGTCATAACCAATTTGACCAGGAATTACCATCGCACCTTCTTTGAATAGGTGCGTTCCTACAGATTCGATCTGATTCTGTAGGATTGTTTGCATTGTGGTAAGTTCTCTTGCCTGAATTGGGTAACCAGGTCTGAAAAGAACTCTATAAAAGTTCCTAGTCTTGTCAAAGTCATCATAGTATGGTGAGATATTGAGATTAGTATTCTGGGGCATCGGAGTTACTTACCTTAGAATTCGATTACGATTTTGATATCCTCGATCTGGTCTCCAGCACGAGAAATAGATCTTCTATTATCTATATAGATAACATCTCCAGAGTCTTTTTTAATTTCTGGTTTTGCGTATCCATTTGTGAATTTCATACCCAAATCATACTCCGTATTATTGATAGTACGAGTTGCTGTATTTGGAATAATTGGGAAGTTGACATCTGGTTCTGCAGAAGTACCAGATGAAGCACCAATAACTGGGTTACCTCCCTCAAATTGTGCCAATGATCCTGTAATTTCTGGGAAGATGCCATCAACACGGTTTTGATAATACTTCAATACTTTAGTAGTGGAATTCCAGGAAATTACTCTTCCACGTGCAGTAATTTGTTGTCCACCAACGGTTCTGGTTTGTGTGATGATTTCATCAGTTTGGAAAGAACCAGTAAATGTCGGTGGGAAAATAACTGCATATGTTCCAGATAAAGTTAATTCAGATGCAAGTTCGGTTGTTCCATATCTATTTGGATTTACTACCAATCCAATACGACGATAATCGTTATCAGTTGGGAAGTCACCAGAACCTTCTGCATAAGAAAACTTAGTGTTGATCATTACACGGTATCCACCAAGTTCAAAGGATGGATCTGAACCATGACCACCCTTTGGTGGAACAATTACATCTAACTGAGCTCCAGATCCTGTTCCAGCACCAATACCGTTGATTTCATCAACAATAATCTGACCGAATGAATATCCAGATCCACCAGATGTTACCGTTGCAGAAACAATTTTACCACCGTCAACCACGATAGAAACTCTACCACCACTTCCATTTCCTTTAATGGGGACATTCTCATATGTACCATTATTATATCCAGAACCAGACGAAGAAATTACAACTGTATCGATTTCCCCAGATGCAGATTCAGCCTGCACTGCAACATCACTAAGAACTGGCATGTATTCATTCGAAAAGAATTTCAACACAGAACCAACAGGAATTGTAAACATATATTTCCAACGATAACCATCAGTCGTGGTAATGATTGAAGTTGATGTTCCCGTTGGTTCCACAGTTGATGGTTTGCCGTTGGGGTCAGATGGTGAAGTGCCATTGAAGATGCACTTATAAACCTGATACTGAGAATTTACAACATAGAAATCAGCATCATATAATTTTGTAGCACCAGAAGATGCTGTTTTTGTGGAAGAGTAATCGTGACGATACATGTCATAGGTATATCCCAATCCACCAGTAGTTTTCTCTGGTGGAGTCCAGTCAATTCTACGAATAACTTGAATGGTGTCGTTTGATAAAACTCTCTTTAGAGAAATTAGATCATCGTACACATCACTAAATTGTTGGAAAGAATCAACAGGAGTTGGGGGAGCATTTTCATTATCCCACTCTTGTGGTCTACCAATAAAGACATATAGACGATCTCTATTTAAACCAGCAACAATATCTGAAGCAGTTTTATCTGGACCCTCAAGAGTTTTGATAAATCGTTTAGCTGCAAATACCCTAAATTGATCAGTAAGTAAGGCCATTTTGTTACTCTATTTTCCTTAGTTATTTATACTATTCAGTTTCGTCTCTAACTAATTGGAAGTATTCCAGATTAGCCACCTTTGCGATAGCACCATTAGCTCCAGTAATTGTTTCTAACAATTGATATTCATAGTTGATGACTGGATCTGGGAATACAGGAGACTTGACATACAGATAATTGTCTGTCTTAACAAATAGTGGATTTGTTTCCAATTCAATTGGTTCTTGTTCCATTTTAATTGCGATTGCTCGGGTTGTATTACCAATAATAGAACCAACGGGATTTGAAAGTTCAACAGTTGTTGAATTAATGATTCTGGAAATAACAGTATTATTTGGAATTACATCACCAGCAACTACCATACCCTCTTCTAGATCTAAAGTATTTGATAGTATTAGGAATCTACTATTAGTTGCCATCTGCCCAGATGTTTCCCATACACCATTTGTTATGATGCGATAAAATACAACTGTAGATTGAATATTTCCAGTTTGTCCTGTCATTATTTCATTTGACACCCAAGTGACAGTATTTGTTGGGTTCAGTTTTATTTTAATCACTGATACATGTCTTTCTCCATCAGTCAGTCCAGTAACTTCAACAATCGATGCCTCCAGAGGTGGTACAGTAGAATCACGGACAACTTCACCAACTTCAAATAGTGTAGTATTCTGTCCTCCAGTGGTTTCTTCAATACCATATAGTGAAGCTGCATTTCCTCCATTTAAATAAATTTCACCCTCAAATGCAGTTTCATCATTATAAATGTCTGCAAATCCATCACCACCAACAACAGGTTCTGATGTTGCTGTCACTTCACCAATATAATCATCTTGAAATTTTACATCTTGTAAGATAGTAATTGGATTTGTTAATAAAGTGATAAAGTTCCCAGATGAAGGATCAACAAGTACATGTGGATTTAGGAGTGCAGAACCAGAGATTCCTCCAGTGAAAGCAATAACGTTACTTTTTTCATTAGCACGACCAGCATCAATAAATGCCAATTCATCAACTTGGAATGTGATATAAAGTGCTTTTGTTACTGGATTCCAATCATAAACTCTTGCAATTTTATTAGATGCGTTGGGAGTTGTTCTATTAACTCTATCGGAAACAGCAAATTGATATCTAGAAATTCCAAATGAATCATCAGCACCAGGATCTAAAATAATTTTTTGATCATATCTAAAATTAATTCCTCTATTACATCCAGTAAATTGATTTGCTGTTTTTCCAGTGTAATTTATAATCTCTTTATTCAAGAATAGAGATCCAGATCCAGGATAAGCTGAAGTTGATTCTACTGTAATTGAAGAATCTGATGGTTCAACATCCTTAACTAATCCAGTCAATGGTTTGACTGATGAATTGTAAATTTGACGATTTTTTACTTTTCGAACTAGTTTTGATTGTCTAGCAAAAATAACCTCAGGAGCAGTTGTATATTTGCCACCAGGATCGGTAACTTGAATAGAATCTAATTCACCAAGATTTACAGCTGCAACAGCTTTTGCTCCAGAACCACCACCACCAAGTAAAAGAACTAGTGGATTAGTTTCGTAGAATTCACCTGGGTTTTCAATTCTAATATTAGATACTATACCAAATTCGTCTACTCCAACAACACCACTGGCACCTGCTCCACCACCACCACTAATACTTACGGTTGTGTTAGTTGGTAAGTACTCTCTACCAGGGTTCAATATGGATAATCCAGTCACAAATCCCGTTATAGGAACTGCAGCTGCTCCTTGTCCTCCTCCACCTCTAATGATTGCTGTTGTTTCACCAAAATAAGAATCACCTTGAGATGTCAGTTGCACATAGTCAATCTCTCCAGTTATATTACCTTCCAGATCTTTTTTTAAGAAAACTTTTCCACTAGCACCAAAAGGTTGACCCTCTCCTAAATTTTGTGGGTTTGTGCCATTAATTTCAACACGAAGAGGGTCATATCCATATCCTGGATTTAAAACATCAACTCGTATAATACTTCCATCTTTTATAATTGGTCTTAGTTTTGCTTCCTCCGTTGGAGTTCCAGCATTTGTAATTCTTAAAATAGGTGGTCTTTCTGGGTCATATCCAGATCCACCATTCTCGATAGTAACACTATCAACACCTAAGTTATTATTGAAAATGGGAGTAATTATTGCTCCTGATCCAGGTACTAATGCCATCTATATTCCTCCGAGATCAAACTTCTAATTGTAAGATAGTCAATGAAACAGTCACAGTGTTAGTAGATCCTGATTTATTTACAACTTTAATATAGATATTTGATCCTGGAGTTTCATCATCATTCCAACCAACTACTGGATTTGAAACTGAAATAGTTTCTGGTCCAGTAGTAATAAATTCTGAAATTACACCAGTATTTTCTATAGGTGGTACACCTTCAGATCTTGAACTATCATTCGTTCTAGACTCTACATCCGTATACAAAATAACTCTAGCTGCAATATTTGTTTGGATTTTTAATAGTGAATATGTTTTAAAACCTGTAATTGTAATATTTCCTGATGCATTATCTGATAGAGCAGAACTAGTACCAGAAACAGTTATTCTGGAACCAAGTCCAACTTGACTTGATAATTCCGAATAATTTGCAACTCGATTCCAAGTATTGTTATGTGCATAATATAATCTTCCTGTGGATAATACCTTAGAAATCATACCATCCTTAACAGTTGCAGATGGAAGATCGGGAATATCTGAATATGTGCTCCAATTTAAACTGACTGAATTCCCAGTTGTTGCTACAGATGATAGTGATGGTTTATTTAAAATTGAAGCAATACCAGAAGAAGCATTCCAATCACAATTAATTTGTGCAGCAGGTATGGTGGGTAGATTGGATAGATCATTATATGAAAGTACTGCTGGAATAAAATTAGTCCCATTTGATCTTAATACCTTACCAGCAGTGGTATCATCGATACTTACTTGTATAGATGAACCATTACCAAGTGCTTGGTACAATTCATCCACCATGTTATTTAACTTGGTAGCACCAAATCGTAAACTGTCACCAGTTCCATCATTCGGTGATGTTCCGATATTTAATGATTGTTTTGCCATGGTGGTTGTATATTCTCCTTAATATTTATGTTTGGTCATAAGTAAAAATAGTATTATCTAGATTTAATTCATCACTATCTAGAGTTGGTGTAGCTCCAGATGGAACATCAGGAACTTGATTGTCCACTTCAACTGATGGATAGATGTATCCACTACCAGGATTGGAGATATCAACACGATAAATACCAACTCTTGCTAGTAATTGAGAATCAAATCCAGTCGGTGATAAGACTTCAACTGATGGTCTAGAAGTATATCCAGATCCAGGTGAAGTTATTGTTGCTGTATCTAGTCTTCCAGAAATAATTTCAGCAACTGCAGATCCATTTCTACCCTTAACTGATCCAGAATATTCAAATGTAATTAGTGAGTTTGAAGACTCAATAACAGCAACTTCACGATTATATTCTTCACCCTCAATGAATATTTCGTCACCAATCTCTACTGGTGGTACAACAGCAGCCGAGATAACGTCTGCATCGGAACCAATGTACGAGAAAGCAACAAATGAGGATCCAGCACGTGGAATTTCAGTAAAGGTTATACGAGAACCAACAAGTTTGAATCCAATTCCAGGTTCCTGCAAGACACCGTTCACAGCAACAATAATATTATTTTCTGGTAGAATTACATTGGACTGAACACCAGATGTTACAGTTAATGAATAGAAGGTTCCTGAAAGTTTGAGGTTGAATGAACTTCTTAGTGAATCAAAGTCAAACGAAATATCATCTAGTAGTCTTAATTTACCAAGATAATATGAATGGAACTGTGCCCCAGCTGCAGGTGCTTCAGAGAATTGAATATTGTCTGCAAATACAGTATATGCGTAATCTGCACCAGGTGGCTGTAGAATGCCATTAACAAATACAAGTAGATGACCATCAGGATCTGGGAAATAAGGAGATCCATTATTGGTTGTTAATTTGAAAGAAGTTAATTGACCATCAAATCCTCTAGAATATCTAGATGCACGGGCAACAACCTCGGCAGATAGTAATACAATTGCTCTAAATCCATAACCAGATATTAGTTGTGCATTATTTTCAAAGGAACCTTCAACTTCACCAACCCAAATTTTGATCGTAGTTCCAGATTGTTCAATTCTAGTAATTTTTGCAGAAGCTTCACTTGGTGTAGTTGTGATTGAAATTAAATTAGCATAGATTTTTGGTTGTAAAGTTCCAGAACGATAAACACCAATAACATTACCAGCAATTTGAGAAGATGTGTCAAAGTCGGAAGTTTTATTGCCAACTACCATTGTACCAGTTAAGGTATCATATGAAACAATAGTCGCATATTCTCCAGATGGTAAGTTATTAACAATAACATCTAACCTATCACCTTGTACAAATGCATCTGTACTATTTCCCGAAGTTACAATTGAACCAGTATCAATTTGCAGTTCTGTAACTGTTGTGGTTCTAATGTATTCTCCAATTAGTGGAACTCTAACACCAACAGCATCCATACATGTTAGTAGAACATCAGACTCTGATGAGTAAATTAGATCTGATCTTGTGAATGATCCTTCAACAGTTTCTGTATCCAACGTCAATACACCAGAGGTATTGTCAATAATAGATCCTGAGTTATAATTCCATTGTGTAATTATTGCTTGTGATGCAGATGTTAATGAATAAATTATTTCATTTTCAGAGAATTTACCCATCATTGGTTGTAACATCAGATGATTATCTATGGATGTAATAGTTGCTGTTGCAGTGCTAGTATCTCCAGTAATAATATTTCCGATTATTAATGTTCCACCAGATACATTAATTAAATCAACATACCCTTCACCTTCAGAATCGATATAGGTTTGATATATTGTTGCGGAAATTCCTCCAGTTGCAGCAATGGTTTCTCCCTCAACAAATCTTGGAGGATTGGCTCCAACTCCACCTAATTCAATATAGTATCTTGTGTAAGTTTCTCTAATTTTAAATTTATTTTGTTGAATTAGTGCAACTTCAGCATATGAAGTTGAAGTATCCCCATATACAAATGCTGATGGTTCCATAGACAGAGTATATGGTGTTGGGATAGTTCTTATTGCATATGATGGTGATGGCACATTAATTCCTGCATCTCTAGTTTGATTGGTAATTTCTGATGGAGTATCAATAATTAATTTAAAGAAGGTGATTAAATTATCAATATAAGTTGATGTAGTTCCAACAACTAAACCAGTTTCAGAATATCTTGGTTGACCAGTAGTTGGTCCAAGAGCATTCAATGATTGATTAATTGCTCTACCTGCCCAAACTCTAATTCTCTCTAAGTGATATTTTAGATGAACGGGGTTATAACCAGAGAATGCAATGAAGTTGTAGAAAGCATCCAACCAAGATAGTGCTCTTGCATAAGATTTGGCATTACCATTCGTGATTAAATCATAGATCATATCATTTAGAATTGTTACTCCAAATGATACAGATCCTGGATATAATGGGTATGCTGCCTTTGTCTCATTATATGCTTCTTGTGTGATATAACTTGTGTTGAAGATTAATAATTTTGCAGCACTTCTTCTACTGGTTGATGAGTATTGTGAAGATTCTTCTGAAATTGTGTAAAGTAGTAGATCAAATAAAGTTGAAATCGCAGATGTTACGTTGGCACAACCAGATGGATTTTGATTATCTACCCCATCCGCAATTATAGTGAGATCTCTATATGCAGAAGTTGATGTGTATAGAGCAACATATGCTCCACTTGGAGTGGTAATTGAATTTTTAGAGTATAGTAGATTATTAACTGCTTTTTGTGCAAGTGGTTTAGCAAGTTCTAATGCCTTATGCATTGCAAGTAATTCATCTTCAACATACAGAATATTTGTATTTGAATCAATATAATATTCAAAAGCACTTATAGTTGCATTATTACCTCCAGTTAATAGATCAGTGATCATTGCAGGTATTAAGTAATCACCCAAATCTCTGATGCATTTTTGTGTGTTTGGATTTGTGAATAGGTCATATGTAACACCACTGGAAGTGTTGGTCCATTTAAAGAATTGTTCAATTCCTTCGGCAACTTCTTCAGCAATATATTTCTTGTTGAAGTATAGTAAATTACCAGCATCTCTAAATCTATTACCAGTTGGGGCTAAGATATCAGCAATAGTATCGCATAGTGAAGTAATTTCATTCGTAACCGAAGTATTGAATGGAGATTCAACAGGAACATTAATAATACTTGAATATTGAACAACAATTGTATCAAGTAAAATTGAATTTATGATTTCACCGATCTTCTGATATGCATATACGGATTGTAATAATTCCCCACCAATAAATCTCAAAGCACCTGACTTTTCAAGATAATATTTTGCAGTATAAACCGTATTATAATTACCACCATTTGTTAAATCATTGATAATTGCATCTACAATATATCCAGCATCTCTTGCACAAATGTTAGTTCCATCTTGTCCACCTGCTTCATCACCTGGAATTAGTAACAGTGGGTATCTTGCTTTCAAGTAACCAACCATTTCGGAAATGATGAAATCTTTATTTTTGGTAATGTACTCTGCAGCATCTTTAAATTCTTGTCTAGCAGGATCGATTGCTTCTACTGTTAGTTGCTTACTGATTGGATCAATTTGTCCAACAATTCCAACGGATGTTCTTAATGAATCATATGATGCAGAAACATACGATTCTGGATAGATGTCTGTTGTTCCATTTAATCCATTAAAGTGGAATGATACAATATCAGCAGAATCATCTTCAAATTCTTCATTTTCTGGTGTAAATGTTGCAAGATATCTTGCCGTCATTGATAATCTGAAATCATCCATCAATCCACGGAAACCAGTGTTATCTTGATAGGTAGATCCAATTCTCAACGTTTGACCAATATAATTATTGGTATCCGCATATGTCTGAGTCTGTAAGACACCACCAATATACATTTTGGTAGTTCCAGACTTTCTAACCACAGCAATATGTGTCCATGTATTCACAGGAACAGTTGTATTTGATGTAATTCTAGAAGAACCATTTGTATAGAAAACTAATTGATTTAATGTATTAAAATATAGTGTTGGTACAACTTGAGCAGTTGAACCAGTTCTCATATCGAGTAGGTATTGTGTTGTTGCATTTACTGTTTTGTAAATCCACATCTCCAGAGTGAAGTCATTAGTACCAAGATCTAATTTCTCTGAATTATCAATCTTAATATTATTTGTTCCAGTGTTACTTACACCAAATGCTGCAGCAGATAGACCGAACTTACAATCATATGCTGGTTGTGTTGCAGTTGGAACTGTCTTAGTTGAAATAATATCATCAAGAGTTTGCCATAGTGTATTAATAGTCGAAGCAACGTTGGCACAAGTTGGATTTGAAGAATCAACAGTTAGTGTTGGATCTGTTGCTGGAGTTAAGATGGTATACTTTGCATAATTTAAAGTAAATGTTGCATCTCCAGTGCCTGCTGAGGCAGGATTCTGATTCATAACTAAAGTTGTTCCATCGGTAATTGAAACAATCTTAGTGTCTGCACTAAATCCAGTTCCAGTGATATCCATTCCTTCTACAAGACCAACAGTGCTTGAAACTGTTAAAGTTGTAGAAGATGAAGTTCTTACCGTGCTTGGAAGAGTAACAGTGAAGTTTCTCATCGCAGCAATCATTAGATCTCTGGCATATTTAAATGCAGCACGAGACTCATTCTCTTCACCAAGAATATATTGAATATTTCCATTACCATCTACATAGAAATCACCTGCATTTACTGTTGCTGAATTTCCACCATATTGTAAATCAAATTTAATTGCGTCGATGATATAACCAAGATCTCTCTTGCATGTAGTTTCACCTGGTGAGAATTCACCAACGTTTAATGTTGGTAGTGAATTTATATTTCCTGCAGTAATAGAAGTTGTTAAAATAGCAAATAATGTATCAATAGTCGTTCTGACATTTGCACATGAGTTTGGATTAGTATTTGATACTGTTCCTGATGATGGATTTGGATCGGCAATAATTGTTAAATCTTTTACTGATAATTGATTTGTTACTGCCTGCTTACATAGATCTCTTGCTTGATTGAATGCATATACTGATTCTACTTCTTCTCCAACTAATCCATTGGAAATTGGAACACCATTATTGAAATAGTATTCGGTTGCCATTCTTGTCCACTTATTTCCACCGTCATATAAGTCCTGAGCAATTGCTAGGACAACATAACGAAGATCTCTCTTACATTTTGTTGGATTTGGATTTGTGAATGCTGGATATTGTGTTGCAATAGACGCAAATGCAGTTGCGACAATATAGTCAATATTTGCACGGATTAAATTAGCACCATCTTTATAACGATATGAAGATGATGGTGAGTTTGGATAGTAGAAATCTGGATACTTTTTAGCAATATATCCAATCACCTCTTCCTTGATTAACTCACGGTTTGCTTCAATTCTATCTGCGGCATCTAGATATCTAAATTCTGGTCTAGATACTAGACGAACTTTTGGTGTTCCAACATTTGTCACATCCCAGTTTACTAGTGTTTCACCTGAAGTGAATGTACCAGTTGGTGGTTTAATGTATAGATATGAATTTGCTGAGTTTACACCAATAATATCTGCATAGGCACCACTGGTCCTTCCTTTGATTCTATAATCTGGGAAGAATGTCCCCTTTGATTTATTTTTGTAAATAATTTTTCTAGATCTTACAGTTTCACCAATTGTAAATGCACCATCAGTAATGGTAATTCCAGAGATTGCTGAAAGACTTGGTTCTGGGGAATTTGTTAAACATGCAGTTAGAATTGCGATTAGTGTATCAATATTTGCTCTAATATCTGCACATGAATCAGGACTGGTGTTCGATCCAGTAGCTGCATCTGCAATGATAGTTAAATCAGTTTGTGCACCAGGGATAGTTAACGTATTCGTTACTGCCTGCTTCATGTAGTTTCTTGCCTGGTTAAATGCGTATACAGAAGGCACCAACTCATTGCTGAGACTTCCTGCACCAGAACCCTCAAAATATGCTTTGGTTGCCACGTACATGTTTGCATTTCCACCAGACACTAGATCATTGGATACTGCATCAATGATATAACCCAAATCTCTCCTGCAAAGTGTATCACTATTGTTTGGGAAATCAAAATCTGGATATTGTGTTCCAATGTCAACAATCACTTTATTAATAATTGCTGCCTTATTCAATTGAATTAGTTTTTTAGCATCATATGCTCTATGATTAACTGGAGGTACAGCATTTACATAACTGATTTTTGTATTTCTGATATAATCACCAGAAGACCAGGTTCCAGTTGAATTATCATAAACTAAGTTGATATTTTGTGCGTATTCTGATAGTGGGAAATTCTGGTTGACAAATTGTACATAATTATCGATCTTGGATGCACCAATAATAGTCTTACTGATATCATCAACAATCGTGTTGGGGTTTTGTGGTAGTGGTAGTCTCTCATAAATCATACCAAAGAATGTTGATCCTGGGTTAATCTCCAATCTAGAAACAATCTGATTGGTTGATGGATCACGATATGGATTTAGTTTAGTAATCTTACCGACAATTGAAGTCTCAGCACTGATGAAATAGTCATTTAGTTGTAATTCGAATAGACCTGTTTCAAATTCTGATGTACCACTTGTTCTACTGATAACTAGTTTATTAGTAGGTGATCCTAAATTCCATGCACCAGGATTTGGATATGGTAAAGATGCAATCGATCCTGTTGTTAGTGGAGTTGTTACAATAGCAATTAGAGTATCAATTGCTGCCTTAACATCTGAACAGTTATTTGGATTTAGGTTTGTATTTGTATTTGGATTTGCTCCACCATTTGTTGCTAGAACTCTATCTGGTAGAATGTCTACATCTTTTGTTGGTAGTTGATTGGTAATTGCTTCTTTGCATAGATCTCTCAATCTCTGGAATGCGAAGATTGATTGTACTTCTTCACCGACCAATCCATTAGAAATTGGACTTCCATTACTGAAGTATGCAGAGATTGCAGCAACAATATTCGAGTTTCCTCCACCCCTGATGTCGTCAATTAATGCATCAATGATATATCCAAGATCTCTCTTGCACTTATCATTTGCACCTGCTCCCCCAGGAACCACGAAAGATGGGAATTCTGCCTGCATATCATTGAATGCAGTTTGGATGATATATTCTCTGTTTGCTGTCATTAAATCAGCAGCATCGGAGAATCTATGAGCAGTTTGTGCAGTTAAATTATTCCAAGCACTGACTTGAGTTGGATATTTTGGTAATGAACTTGCAAGGTTGATCTCTTCAATAATTGCTGTTTTCTTATTGAGGTTAGTAATTTGTTCACCAAATAAGAAAATTGTATCCTGAATTACGGTACTTACGGAAGTAATTTGAGCATTCAAACCAGTAGCAGAAGCAATGATGGTCTCATTGACTTGGAATGATCCCACAATGTTGATTACATCTAAGTATCCAGTACTACTAGATACAACAGTAGCCGTTGCATTTGTGATAATTCCTCTAATTTGTTGATTGATCTCTGGGAAGATTCCAGAAATGTTAGTCAATGAAATTCTCTTAACTGGAATTTGCTCAAATTCAATTTCACGATATACAACAGAAGCTGCTGGTTTTGGTGGCTCACTGAATTCGATATTACCATTTGCAATGGTATATGACTTTCCTGGAGACTGAACAATACCATTGATCAATATCATTGTCTGTCCAGTGGTAGCAATAATTTGCTCACCATTGATCTTTAGTGGGAATGAAGTCTTGATACCATCAAACTGGGATGAAATATCATCTAGTTTCTTAACGACAGAAGTTAGAATTTCCTCAGATGAGGTCAATCTCTTATTTCTGAATAGAACATCAGTATTGCTGAATTCAGTATAGATTGGTTGAGCAGCAGCAAAATTAGTAATTTCACTGAAGTTTGTGAATTCAGAAATATCAACTCTCTTAGTGAAATCTGTTGATACTTTTCTTCCAGATAGATCCTTACCACCAGTTAGGTTTAATTGTCCGAATAGGTTAAATCCAGCTGGGTGGTTTAGTTTCCTTACGGTATTTCTCCACTGATTAATTGGAATATCACTATTCACAACATAAGAGAAGTCCTGATAGAAATAAGAATCTTGGATTTTTTGTACAATTTCTGATGGTTTACCTACGTTATCGATAAACTTACCAGGAGTTTGTGTAACAGGACCAATATTTAGAGTACCTTTTGCAGAATTGATATTGTCAATAGTTCCACTTGCCTTAGATACTAGACCTGTCACCTTTTCACCAATAATCCATTCACCAGTATAATCGACTAGTTTTAATAGTCTAGGACCAATCTGCCAACCATCATTAGTTGATACATATCCAACTGCAGTTGGATTATCTGCATCATTTCCTTGATAGACCTTTTCACCTTGAAGGAATCTAGATGTCTCTACAATTGCTTCTGCCTTACCACCAAAGACTTCGGTAAGTAGAATTTGTTTTCCAGCACCACTATTCAAGAATGTAATAAACTGACCATTTTGTGCATCTTGTAGTGTTAGAGCAATTCTCAATTGATTATCTTCTAATCCATTCACTTCACCAGCAATTGCATAATATGTTTGTCCCTCAACAAGTGAGGTCAAACCAGCTGAAGATGGTTGTGGTAATTGACCAGCAACGGATCCGAGATCATCAGCACGTAATGAAATTTCAGCACCAGTAGTGATACCATGTGGGAAGTTGAACTGGAAGTATCCAAGATCGACGTTTACGACATAGTTGAACTCTGATTTTAATGTGACAGTTGGTTCTGAAGAATATCCAGATCCTGGATCTTTAACAACGACTTCTTGTAAACGATTATTTTTTACAGTGGCAACAGCAACAGCACCAGTTCCACCACCACCACTAATAACAACAGCAGGTGGTGAAGTGTAACCAGAACCAGGATCTGTAACCTTAATCTCAGTAAGAACTGAAGTATTGAATAGTTGAACAACAGTTGGGAAGGTAATTTCTGGCTTCAGAGTGTAGTCATGTGGATAATCATAACCAAAGTTATTATTCTTCAGTCTCTTAATCTTACCAACTTGAGTTCCCTGTAGGAATACTGATGCACCAGTTCCTTGTGGTGGGATTATGACATTCAATATCGCACCAGAACCCGATAGTGATGGACCTAGAATTCCAGGAATTGAATCAATATCAATATAACCAGTAGTGTATCCCTTACCAGGATCAACTAAATCTACATCAGTAATTGTTCCAGTTACGGGATCTCCACCAAGTTCAACGGTAATATTTACCTTTCCACCTTCACCATCTCCAGAAATTGGTACTTCTCTATAAACACCAACCGCATATTCAGTACCACCATTATCAATATCAATCCTATCGATTTGACGATCAGATGCAATATCAGTTACGATAGGTAGTTTTTTGTAGAAACCACCCTTATTAACTAATTTGATGCTATTGATTGGTCCAGATGCTTTTGTTGAAGTAGTTGAGTATTTTGTGGAATCTAGAATTACAGGTCCTTCTGGTTCTCTCTCCAATACAAATCTAAATTGCTTAGATGATGGTGTCGCAGTAATTCTATACTTGCCCTTATATGGAGTGTCTACAACGTCAATGAAAGAATTAATTCCAACAGGACTATCAGAACCAGTATGTGATGGGTCGAAGTAATATGAGATGTTGGTAACGTCACCAATTGTTTTAAATCTTACATAAGGAATAACACCTGGTGGGTCAATACCAGCATTACCATTTCTGGTTATATTGTTGAATGAATACTCAAGTTTGTACTGATTATCCTTAGAGAATGACAGATAGTATCCAGCATTAGAAGGATCTCCAACATCAAAGATGTATTGGTGACCTCTAACAAATACCAATGATGGATGTTTTGCATAAACTTGTACAGCAGAAATGCTGCTACTAGTAATTGGATCTAGTGTCGCAACACTTCTCAATCCGTATACATATTCTCTACTATTGATTCTTCTCTTCACAAAGAAGCTACCATTGTAGCTACCATACAAGAATCCCTCAACGTAGATGATATCACCAACTGAATAATTATGAGCACTGTTTGTTACAATTCCAACTTCATCGGTTCTTGTAATTACTGATGCTTTTACAATTTTTCTTAGATTACTAATTAAAGTTACTTTATTAACCGCAGTTAATCCAGTAATAGTTGCAGTCTGATATGTACTATCGAAAGAAATATTTACATTATTAAATCCAATAGAAACGATATCACCAGGTAGGAACGAAGACCCTGGTTCGGTAGCAACAATTTTTAAAACATAATCATCTGCACTAAAATTCTTGAATTCGGCATGACCAGATGGAATATCCGAAGTATAATTGGATAATGCAAATTGGAATGTTCCTAAAGTGCCAAAATATGGAACATCGGCAAATGTATATGAAAATTCATTGATTGATGCAACATCATCTTTCAATCTAGATGTTGTATTTAAGGTGCCAAATACTTTTCCAATCAATGCATAATTGTCACCCTTTTCAATAATTGTACCATATGCACTAACAACATCCTGAGCATTTTCTCCAGTACCTTGAATGGTATACCACTGGAGTAATTGCCCAACTTCGAAGTTTGCATTTTGATTAAACGTAATTTTCTTAATATTGTCTGCCTTTGTTACCAGGGAATCACGTAGATAATATTTCTTAATTACATCTGTAGTGACCTTTAGTGTTTTACCTGAAGGTGTTGGGATAGTTGCAGTACGTGATGTGAAGTTTGATGTATTTGAAACAAACGTATATACACCAGGAAGGTGTGCAGATACTGCATCAGAAAAATCTAATAACTGATAACCAGCAGATCCCTGATTGTAGTTGGATAATAATGCTGGATTGTAATCTTCATCAATTGAATAAGTTACATCCGTAATATTGATTGAAGATACATTGTATAGATCATTAAAATTATAAGATCCTAGTTTTGTGTGATTGTTATCTAATTTGGTAAGAACGGAAATATCAAATTGAACTGTAGAGTTGAAATGTAAAAGTAATTTTGTATTGAAGTCTCTGTCAAAAGATGTTGTTGGTGCAACAAAATTTGCATTATATCTTGAGATGTCTTTAGATAATCTAAATTCATCAATATTACCAACAAATTCATATTGTCCAGCATAACTTGCTGATGCACCTATTGTCAGTCCAGTTGCATCTGGGGTTGCAGTAGATGTACCTGTGAATACAGATATTCCATTTACAAATGCTTTAATTACTGATCCAGTTCTAGACCATGCAACATGAGTCCAAGTATTCAAACTAACTGGAGTGCCAGAGGTTTGTTCTTGAACAGTTCCATCATAATGAGTTAGATATAGATTTGAACCTGACTTACGTAGACCCCAATACCAATTAACTCCATTTAAAGCACATACCATTGAATATGTACCAGATGGTAAAGATGGTACATAAACCCAAGCTTCTAATGTATAGTCACCAGATAGATCAAAATTAGATGCATCAGTAACTGTAATATAGTCACCTGCACCATCAAGTAATAATGATGATCCACCAAACATAGATCTTGCTGTACTAATACTTGCATTTCCAAAATATGTTGGGATTACACTATCTGATGATGTAGATCCTAAAATAAATGTATCCGATGAACTGTCAACAGAAATCGAAGATCCCTTCCAGGTTTGGTTTACTAAAACTCTAGAATCATTCAGAATTTCACCACTGTGTTTAAATTTAACAATATCGACAAATGAATTTGTTGTAGTATCAACAGATACTCCAATATTGATATTATTAAATACATCTATTGCAATACCAATGCCTTTGATTGAAGAGAATGTGGTAGCAGTTGGAGAAATTCTCTTAGCCCAAACCAAGTCAGCATAGTTGTTCAAATCAATTCTAATCAGTGTGACTTTCTCAGTGTTTCCAGTAGAATCATTTGTTTCTGTAGCATATACATATAAACTTTCATAGTCATCAATTTCAATTTGTGCATCGATAAATTTATAATTTGTTGGATTTGGAATTCTTCTACCCCAATCAAAATTGATGTTTACGTTATCATATGATAGCTTACCATAGATAATATCTTCTCCACCAATGATACCTGAGAAATAAATATCTTCTCCACGGAATATTAAATCTGTTAATTTTTCCTCTTCAGTATCTGTAGTTACTTTTCTCTTCTCAATTACATCACCCAGTTCATTCATCAGTACAAACCACATATCATTTCCAGATACAGTGTTGGTATCAGTGTATCCACCCAATGCTAGTAAATCTAAATCTGAAGACCAATCAATTGCAGATGCATAGTCTCTTCTAGTTGATCCAGAAATTCCAGCTAATTCTTTCTGCCACTGAATTACTCCATCTGGTTGATTTTGTGCGTTAAATCCCGAAATATATTTTGCAACTAAAATATCAGGATTGTATGTAAGATTGATCGTATTTTGTGAGGTTTCACCCACAACATAAATTGTATGTGGATTTGTCTCAACGACAACTAATCTCTTCCATACAGCATCTTTAGCACCAGCTGCTGGATTTATTGGAGTTAATGTTCTCTTCCAGATTAATCTTCCATCATTATTGAACTTAGCTAGGACTGCTGCTTTATCAATACTCTGAACGATTCTACCGCAAGCATAGATACTGCGATCTTCAGCAACATAAGAATCAAACCATTCAACTTTTCCACCAATTGAGTCGAATTCTGTTACAAAATAATTTGCTTTTTTGTAAATTTGAGGATGAGTAATTCTAATCTGAGGTGGATTTTCAACATCGTATCCATTACCTGAATTGATAATATCGACAGTTTTTACTCTTCCTTGATCTTCAAGATTTAATTGGATTACTGCATCTTGTCCAGAATCGGAAATTAATTCATACTGTGGTGGAATATCAGAATTGTATCCAATTCCCTCTTGGATTACTGAAACGGTTTCTAATCCAGCAACAGTCTTAACCTTAAAGTTTTTGAAATTTGTATCTAAGGCTGGTTCTGTATCAATAATTACAGTATCTCCGATAGTCAGACCATGATCATCTTCTGTAGTAATAGTTGCAATTGTTTCATTATTTACATATGATGATGTGTAACTTAAGATTTTGGATCCCTGAACAGTTTCTACTTTTGCTGAAGCACCAAATCCATCAGTACCTGTATTGTCAAAAGTAACTTTATCATTAACTTTGTAATTGATACCTGGGTTTTCAATCACAAAACCATCAATTTGAGCAGACTCAAATTTAGTTGTTGTCTCTACTTCAATATCAACTTTTGATTCAATATCAACTTTAGGGAAATAATCAAAAATTTCAAGAGATTGTTCTTCAGTTAATTCAAGAACTTCGAGTTCTTCAGGGTTTGAAATTACACCATCGTTGTCAGAATCTTGAATTTCGAAAATAATAGTTTCACCAGCTTCTGTTGTGATGAAATCAGTTCTGGAATTTGGCTGTCTTTCAGTATCAATATCTACATTTTCATATGGATCCCTATAACGAACAACATCTTTAGGGATGCTGAATTGAACAGCATCTTGTGATAGGTTCCAAGTATCTGGTGATGAATAATATTGTGGACCAATAATGTATGGATACTGTGGACTACCCTGTGCAGATGCATCAATTGTCACAAAATATGCATATGTTCCTGTTGGATATTCTGGTGTCTTGCAGAATCTTCCATTATATTCATCTAAGTCTCCATATCCAAAAGAATATTGATAGTCTTGTACGAAAGAACCTGCTTCATACAATTCTAATGGAGGACCATCAATTCTAGATGGTAATGGATTTGTATCAGCATTGTATACAATATTTGTCTTTAACTTATATGAAGTACGCATTCTTCGAACACCTTTCGAAGAATCCGTTGGATCTGTATATCCATATGGACCATAAATTGGGTTACCATCAAATGCCCATCCAAGAATAGGTGAGTGTAAGAAAGTGCCTTCATTTTCCTGAATTACTTGTTCAGAATTTTTGAATACGTTATCTCCAAGAACATATCTTAATGTTTGAGGATTTGAAACGTGAGCATATTCACCACCGTATTGAGTATTATAACCCGCAAATACATAACCACGTGCAGTATCATACTTATCACTTAATTGATACTCAAGATCATATAACCAGTTGAATACATTGGTCTGGAAAATTGCTCCTTCTCCAATCGATTCAAGTCTAATTGTCGTAATGCCTTGAGTATAACCAACACCTCTATTGGTGATTTGGATGCCAATTACCTTTCCTTTATCTTCTCCAACTGTACCAATAACTGCCTTTGCCTTAGCACCGAAACCATCACCATTAATATAAACGTTAGGTGCTGTTGTATAACCTTCTCCAGCACTAATAACAGCAATCGAAACTACCCTACCATTGATGATGATTGGTTGTGCTTCTGCACCTGATCCAGAACTCAATACTGCTGTTGGAACGGAAGTATAATCAGAACCTGATGAAATTAGATTAACTTTTGAAATAGGTCCTCTAACCGATGCTAAAGCAGTAGCACCATAACCACCACCTCCAGAGATGCTGATAATTGGTTCTGAAGTGTACCCCTCACCTGGGGAGTCCACAAGGATCTGAGTAACTACCCCATTCGTTACAATTGCTCTAGCAGTTGCTCCAGCACCCCCACCACCAACAATTGATACAAGAGGGGAATCGGTATAACCACTACCACCATTGGTTACCTCGAAGGCAGTGATAGAACCATTAACGGTTACTGTTGCTTCTGCTCCAGTACCATTCCCCCCAACAAAAGTTAGAATAGGTGGATTTGCTGCATCATAACCTACACCAGGATTGGAGATATTTACCGAAATAACACCACCATAAGTAACATAATCATTTGATTTAAATGACCAGGCAGAAACACCGTTAACCCAAGTTGCAATTGGTCCTGAAGAAATCTCCTTTCTAACTGAAGTGGTGTTTGGTACTAATGGGAATCTATTTAATTTTCTTTGGTTTCCAGGAATTAGGGCTGAATTAACAAATGGTCCAATTCTGTAATTTGGAATTCCAGTCGATGCAACATATGCGTATTGATCATTGAAAAATGTATTTTGAATATTTGTAGTGAATTTGCTAATGATTCCATCAATAGCATTTTCATCACTTTTCCCTTTATTGAGGTCAACTGAAATTAGAATATTTCCTTGTGGTGAGAACTCTGCAGACTGTGGAAGAACATAAGAAAATACGGTGTCACTAATACGAGAAGATACTTCAAACGTTCCGTTATACACAATTGGGTTTGCACCGTAAACTGTCACCTGATCTCCAACTAAGAGACCATGTGGATTTGTGCAAGTAACAGTGGCAGTCTTATTGTTAATACCACCAGGAACAATAGTATCAATTTGTACTAATTTTTTGACATTATATAACCAACTTGTAATTTTTTCATTATCTGTAGTTGCACCTAATTTAGCAACAGATAACTTATCACCTGGTAGATAGTAAGATCCAGAGTCAATTAATTCTGTGGTTGCTGCCTCAGCAATACCAACAATTTTTAATACAACTTCATCCTCTAATCCTCTATTTGCATAGACAAAGATATCGGATGATACTTCAGTACCAGCATCCCAATCTTCATTTACATTATTTTTTGAACGAGTACACTCCAAAAACTGGTTCAGTGTTTTTTCTTTATATTGAACATATTCTACAGTATCTTCTGGACCACCAATAATGACGATACCATTTCTTTCTGGCCATCCTAATGTAGAGTCAACAGTAATAATATTACTTTCTGCTGTTAATGATTCAACTAATCTTGTTCTGTATGGAATTACAAATGATCCAGTTTTTGTTTCCTCAGAGATGGAAATTTCATAAATCTGAGTATCACCAACATAAATTGAAATTACGTTTTCAATCAATGCTGTTGCAAATTTAACATTCAGATCAACAGCATCATCATATTGATACAAAACGGAGTTTACTAGATTATTAGGATTGCCACTAACTAGTTTTGCTCTGAGAATCGTATCTACAGACCAAGTTGCTGCAGATGGTTTAAAGATTTCATCTTTAGGGTAATTAATATCAACGTCTTGTCCATATAATACTTTGAACAAGTATTCTAAAGCATTTTTGGTTCCCTTAGATAGGTAAAATTCCTTGATTGTCTTTACAATCTGAGAAGCATTTACTTGAGTGTAATCAATTAATAGATCAGGTAAATACTGTCTAGTGAATTTCTCAAAAATTTGTAGTAAAAATAGAGAATCTAAGTTAACAACAGTAGAACCAGCAGCATGTTGTCTAGATCTTGATGTTAACTCACTTGAGAATACTTGCTCACCATTTTGATCATAGCTAACTACTCCACTGACACCACGGCTGCATCCATTAAAGGATGATGACTCGTAGAGACCATTTCCTGCGTGAATAATAGTAAAACCTGTTATTTCACCAACTCCAACATCAGCTGATGCTTTTGCCTCTGGAGGTGGAGAAATAAAGACAGTTGGTGGTTCGTCTGCAGAATAACCACTACCAAATGAAGTAATGTTAATATCAGTGATAGTTCCATTGAAAATAGTTGCTGTTGCTGTTGCACCAGTTCCACCATAAGGGATGCCACTAATATCTTTTCTATTGTCTACAATATAAACTGATGGTGGGTCAACATATCCACTTCCACCAGTTAATAGATCAATATTAATGACACTGCCATTGTTAACAGTTACGTCTAAGATTTGTGCTCCTACTGGATCAACAATTCTAACTCTAGGTTCAAATGTATATCCATTTCCTCTGGATAGAACAACAAAACCAGATACTTGCCCATCAGTCAATTCTGCACGAAGAACAGCAGGGTTGCTTCCCTCTTCAGTTGGTGAATCAATATAAATTAATGGTGCAGTAGTATATCCAGATCCACCATCCAATATTTCTAAACTACCAGAGATAATTTTTCCATCACCATCAATTAATGCTTTTGGTGTAATTTTTGCACCACCTGCATTTATAAATTTAACTTTAGGTGGGGTTAAATATCCAGAACCACTATTTAATAGATTGATTTTTGTGATTGAACCAGTTTCATCATCAACAATAGCTTCTGCTACAGGAAGAGTTCCATTTTCTGATGGTTCAGTAAATGAAATTCTAGGTGGATTTTGACTGGTGTAACCACTTCCACCACTGAGTAAGTTCAGTGATTTTACACCATCGATTAATGCGACAGCAGCACCACCAGAACCATCTCTTTCATTCGGTGAAAGGATTGTAACTCTTGGTGTGAAATTTATATCGTAACCCGATCCATTATTTTTTACAATAATATCAACTAAATTTCCATTTTCAATTTTTGATACAGCCGATGCTCCTGAACCCACTTCCTTTGCAGTGTATTCAATCGACCTGACATATAACTTATGTCCAGGTGCTGGAAGTTCAGTTAACTGAACTTCATTTTTTTCATTGAAAGTGAAATCGACATATGGATCTAACTGAACTCCATTTAAAGTTACGATTGAGAGAATCTCAGACCTTAAAATATATTCAGCTCCATTTAAAGTTGCTGGATAATTTTTTTTGCCTTGAACACAAGTAACTTCATCTAAACCTTG